AGAACCTAATCGGGCGGGGTTCGACCCGTGACACGTTCGCCACGTGTCCGCCCACTATGCGCGACAAAGTATGTCGGGCAGAATACCTAGAAGGGGTAACCATAATGGAAACACTAAGAAATGACGCGTACGAATACGCGCTATTAATTAAGCGGGAGCTAATCGCGCTTGAAACACTGTTAGACAATTGGGCAGAGATAGAAGAAGACACCGAACGTGTCCGCAATGGTGACGCGCCAGACATGGATAGTGATCTTCTCGCGGAATGTGTCGATGCACAGAACGAACTAGGTCTAAACGAATGGCCCGAAGATTACGCCGATGTCGTAGGAAACTATCTCAACGATACTTGCCTGGAATTGACCGTGCTGCGGGCAGTGAATGAAGACAGTGACCGCGCCCGAATCGAGATTCTCCGGACTTGTGGCGGTCCCCGTTGCGATATCACCCGCGACACGAACGACGGAAACATAATTGAAATAGTGGTACACAGTGGTAGTGATTCTTCTACTGTCCGCGTGAACGTTGGCACCCTTGCCGCGACACTTGACGAGCTTGCGGGGTGCTACTAATGGAACGGGGGTTCGATGCCTACATGATTAGGCGGACGGGGTACCCAACTAGCGCGATGATTCGCGGGGCGTTCCGTTGGGTTGGTCACTATTGGAATAGGGCAGATAACGCATGGTCCGATTACACGAACCCGCGCGATATCTTCACGCCCGCGGAACGTGAAACATTCCCACTGCCCGCAATGGGCGAATGGGTAGGGATCTTCCTAGACAATGGGGGCCGATAATGTCACGTCGATATTCTCCGAATCACCCCGCGGTCAAGTCTTCCCCGCATGTTATGACCCCGCGCCAGTGGTCCCGCATGTATCGGTGGCCTTTGCGGGCCATCGGTGGCGGGTTCACACTTGCGATGTTGGGGTGGTTCATGCCGGCAGTGGCGTTGTACGGTTGGCCCGTGTCGATTATATGGTGTCTGCCTGGCGTGGCGTTATGTCTCGCGGGGTTCTCACGTTGCCAAGCTATCTATGAGATAGAACGCGGGTTCGATAAGTAACTACTACGGGGTAGGCAGTATGGCTGCGCGATACGTTCGATTCGTATCTACCCACAATGCCCGCCAATAGTGACGGGCAGATAACCACCATAGAAGGGTGACCAACATGAAGATAACACTAACCCCCGCGCAAGCGGTATCACTGGCGAAAGGTATTGCTCCGGCGATATCCACAGAACCGGGGAAACATAACTTACATTCCATTCAAGTGACGACGACGGGCGAATACGCTACGTTCACTGCTACCGATGGATATCGACTACATAGAATCACTGTCCCGCAAACTATTATTCTCACTACTGATCCGCTACAAGTAGGCGGGGTAGAATTAGTGGGCGCGTTACTTATTGCAGCTAAGGCCACTGGCAAAGGTATTAACACTGTGGAATTGTTGTATGAACACGACGGAAAGATAGTTGTCACTGGCACGGGCGTTACGTCGAACGTTCCTATTATGAACGTAGAGTTTCCCGCTTGCGCGTCGATACTTGACATGGGTGGCGAAACCGAATCGGGCGCGTGCTATGACACTGTGTACCTTGCGGAAATGATTACGGCCGCGGGTCATATCAGTGGCAAGGCTAAGAAGAATGCCTACGGGAATGAGCAGCTAGTCAAGATAGAGAATATCCATCCCAATAAACCTATGCACATTACCGCGCAAAGTACCGCTACCGGCATGCAATTTCACGGGGTTCTAATGCCACGACGCGCAAGATAATTGCGCCACGCGGGGCCAGGGGTGGCCTTGTCACGTTCGATTCGTGACCCGCGTACTACTTGCCCACAATGGGCGGTAACAGATACCTAGAAGGGGTACAACAATGGGCTATTCATGCCGACAAGATGCAGACATGACCTACCGACAGTGGGTTCAGATATGCAAAGAGACAACGGGAATGGGCAACGTGTACGCCAGTGGTGGCACGGAATACATGATAGAGCTAGGACGCGAGCAACGTGACGGGGCCATGACGGGGACAGTATGCCGCATGGAGCGTGACGGGGAGCAACTACTTGCCTATCCTTGCGGGTCATTCCGCATTGAGCCTGATGGCACGGTCAAGCGTTACCCTACTGGCCTGAAGAATCTACTTGCGGGGGTCACAGTATGACATTACTTATCTGTCTAATCTGTGACAAGTGTGAAGGCCAGTCACTACCGTGTTATGGCACCGCCACTGATGCGCGAGTAGCTAACTTCTCCGGCGGGTGGTACTTCGATGGTGACGTGGATCTATGCCCCGTATGTTCAGGTAGGGACCCAGAGTTCTGGAGTTCAGAACCTTTCTAATGGGTTCAGCATTGGAACGACTACGTTTGTCCCGTTCAGCACTGGAACGACAACAGTTTGTTGTTGCCTATGTTGTGAACGGTTCGCAGGTTAGTTGGCTCACTTGGGACAAGCGGAAAGTTTGGCGTTGGGGGAAGTCAAGACACCTGGCTGCGCGGTTCCCGACAGAATCACAGGCAGTTTTGGCAGCAGAAAATACGTCAATGGTGTGGCAATATAACTACCAAGTACATCGTTACTAATTCTGGTAGCATCAGTTTGGCTCCGGCTCGTGTCCCCCTTCTCACGAGTCGGAGCCTTTTACCGTTTCCAGGTGACGTTGGTTGGTTGTCGAACGTGCTGATCTCTTTGTTTCGGGGTCATGCCGGCCCAGAACCCGTCGCGTCTTCCTGTGGCAGCTTCAAATGGTAGGCAGAACGCCAGGCATTGTTCTATGACGGGGCAAGTAGAGCAGAAGTCTCGTGCTGGTTTCCAATAGAAGTCCCGCACATCTCCGTTGGGTATTTCCGGAAAAAAAATAGACGATGGTGCGCCTTTGCAGTTCGCTTTGTCATGCCAGGCATCTCTCATTTTCTTTTAGTTCGTTTCTTTGGTGCGCTACGTACAGCGGTTGTTTTGTTTTGGTGACATACACAGGGGCAGGTATCGTGTATGTCTTGGGTGTATTGTTGTATGGCTCGTTCTACGGTCCCACAGTGGGTGCAGAACGGATCAGCACGGGTGAATTCCCACAGCTCATTCGTCATTCATTATCGCCATGAGGTGTTGCCCTATCCATTGTGCTACCGGACTGGCGACCCCATTACCGCACATTTTGTATCGGGTGGTGTCTGAGTTTTCTTTTCCGTCTGCACGGGGAAGGGTGTGATTATCAGGCCACCCCATGAGTCGTTCACATTCTGTTGGGGTTAGCCGGCGTACTTGCATTGTTTCTTTTTCTGTTGGTGTTTCAAATAACACTTGGTCGTTTCCTCCTGCAAGGGTAAGAGATATGTTTTCACTAAGCAGAGGCCCTTTGCCCCCGCCTGGTTTGCCTTCTCTGCCTCTCATTAGTATTGGTATTGCAATGATTGGCACGTTGTTCCCTCCTGTCCCCATGCGTTCTTTCAATGTTTGTACTGGTTCTTCATAGACACGCACATCATCTACACGGGTGCCATCAATGATTAGTACGGTTGCTCTACTGTCTCCAGTGTTGTCAAATGCGTTCAAGGTGGGACACACCCCCCCCCGAATCCATGTCTCGAAGTCTTGGTCATTCTGCGCTCGGCGGCGTTTGCTGTACCACAAGTTTGTTCTCCATCACGTATTGATTCCCGACACCTTTGTAGTCTCTGGCTTGGAGTGAACCAACAATGTTTCGCTCCCCCCCCCTAGGTCACCACCGTTGGCTCGAAGTGTTCCTACACCATCAGAGTATCCAGCGTGGCTAGATGCGGTGAATGGCATCATCACTGATGGTGATTGTTGTGAGCTTTTTAATGTTGGCGATAGATTCTCAAAAACATTTGCATTAGACCCAAATTGTGTATCAAAAGATAACAACGGTTCAACAATCAGATCTGTTGCGTCTTTGTAGTCACGCATTTTCAATGCTGAAGCTGTGTCGTCATCAGTGTAGTCACCGAACGCTCTCATTCGGAAGGCTTCGCCACCTGTTCCAATGCTTTCTGCAGCTTCGTTGGTAGCACTTTGCCTCGCCTGTTTGCCCTTCGCAGAATTCCCTCCGCTGCTTTCCCCGACAGTAAGTATTTTTTCGGGACTTCGGCTGGCGATTGCAGGATCAAAGCAAGAGAGGACGAACACTCGTCTACGCCTTTGGGGGACTCCGAAGTATTGTGCATCCAGCATGGACCACTCCGAGAAACACGCCCCTGCTTCATCCATTTCGTAGAGGACTTCCCCGAAGTCGGCACCATTATTGGAAGATAAGGCTCCTGCGACGTTCTCCCAAATAGACCAGGTTGGATATTTTCCATTAGATAACTCTCTTAATTCTTTGATGATTCGGATTCCTTGGTGAAACAAACCTGACCGTTCTCCGGTTAGACCTGCTCGTTTGCCTGCGACTGACAGGTCTTGACATGGTGATCCCCATGCGACGAGATCTACACCGTCACAGTGGTCAAGGATGTATTGACCTGTGAGTGTGGAGACATCATCCCATTTGGGTATGCCAGGCCAGTGGTGGTCTAGGGTTTGGCGACAGTTTTTATCTAGCTCGCATTGGAATACTGTTGTCATTCCTGCTGCTTCTAGCCCCATGTCGAATCCCCCTACGCCACTAAATAGTGACAGGACACGCATTAGAAGAAGTCGTCAGCTGCGGGTACTGGTGTTGCTGATGGGAATACTTTGCCCACTTGTGCCATTACATTTTCTGTTTGGTCTTTGATCCAAGTGTTCCAACGCAGTGATACACCAATTTCGTCAGCGATAATCTTGATTGACTTGCCTTTGGTGCCGTCTTTTTTGGTGAATTCTTCTTGCTCTAGGCGACCTGTAACGATTACGGTTTCACCTTTAGCGCAGGTGGCTGCGAAGTTTTCAGCGAGCGAGCCGAACGCTGTGACGTTGTGCCATGTTGTTTTCTTCTTGTCGTCTTTGCCGTAGGTATCTGCGACTGTAAAGGTGGCGATAGCCATTTGACTGCCGGTGTATTTAAGTTCGGGTTCTTGTCCGAGCTTTCCGTGGATTGTGATGTGGTTACTCATTAGTTACCCCTTCCGAGGGTTGTAGTGGTTTGGGTTGGTTCGCAGCCTTTAGACAACGGTGTTGTGGTGGGGTTGAGAGGGTGATGTAGGTCGTCACGGATACTTTGCATCGTGGACAGTGCCAGTGTTGTTTCAGCGAGATGCCCTTCATTCCGTTCATGTTACAGATGGGGTGTGTCAAAGTCAAGAAGTTTTCTTGCTTTTCTACAAGCTCTACATTCACGAGATCCGTTGGGTTTGTTGTATGTATTTGCTTCATCGTATTCGTGTCCCCTTGGGCAGTGTGTTTTGTTGGCATAGAAATGTCTGCCTCGATCTACTACGTCTTTCATGTTTTCTGTTTGGGTTCCACCTTCTAGGTGGTGGGGGTTGACACAGATTCGATTGTCACATTTGTGGCGTACAACTGGCGGGTAGTAGTAGTTAGCTAGGAAGAATGAGAACCGGTGGGCTGATCTGTGTTTGCCTTGGGCGTATAACTGTCCGTAGCTGTCGCCTCGTAGTGAGCCTTGCCATTCCCAACATTCTTCGGGGGTGAGGATGTTTACTCGTTTCCAAAATCGTTGGCTGGTTCGGTATGTCACGGTATCCACAGGTTCCCCTTTGTCCTGTGTAAAACCTTAGCAGTATCTTTTCCAGCGTTTAACTTTGGGGTGTGGGGATCGGCAGATGAATCCTTGTAATCCCATGCAGTTTTGGGACTTGATTACAGACCAGCCGTACGGACCTACGGGATGAACGTACTCACCATCGGGTTCGGTGTGTCCGAGCCAAGCGATGCGGTCTACGATGCGGGCTTGTTCTACGGGGGTGTAGCGGTCTGCGTTGGAGCTGTTACTGAAGCGTTGCCACGTTCCTTTGGCTATTCCGTAGCCGGAGGTGTAGTTGCGGGTGCTGGTATGCCAGCGGAAATTGGTTTCGCAGCGGGCAACTCTCAAATAGAATCGCCAGGGCATTACGAGTGCTTCAATCTCTTTGGGTGTCTTAGATGCGCTTACAGGGGCTTCTGAGAGGATTGTAGAGGGGATGGATAGGGACAGGATGATGGTTATGAGGATGCTTTTGCGCATGGTTTTCCTTTGTTCAGGGGATGGGTCATTTAGGTGTCATAGTTCTCCCAACTAGATAGTGTTAAACGGATTAAGTTATCTTAGCAACAACCGAATCAGACCAACACACAGGCGTTGACCAGTCTTCAAATCCGTACAGTTGATTCTGTTTAACCCAATAGGTATCAGCAGATCGCAACTCGCCAACAGCAATGGCATCACTGAGTGGCATCCAGCCGGACATCAACACTCTGTTTTCTTTAACAATGCAAAGGATGTAGTCAGCTGGTTTGTCTTTCGGGTGGACAAACAAATGACCATCTCGATGTTCTGTTGACCGGACTTGGTGGATACCTACGTCGCCAGGTAAATCAGACAAGCGTTTGTTGGTTGCTGGTTGCCAATGTTTGTCAATTGCTTTGGCTACTGCATACTCGGCAATCATACCGATGATGTCTATTTGCCAAAAGTTTTGGCGGTCATCTGCTTTGTAATACTGCGGGCGTTGTTTAGCGATTGAAGCTATGCGTCGTTGGCATCCGGCCATTGCTGCATGTGCCAGTTCGTATTCGTCAAGGGTTACTATTATTTGCTTCATTAGGTACACCTTCTTGATTTTCATATTCGGCTTGTGCGTATTCAACCTTTCCTAGTTCACGAGCCAACACTTCTGCGGTTCGTTTCCACTGGTCACGTTCGACCTGTACCTTGGCGAAGTCTTGTTCTGCAAACTCAATCTCTTTGTCTCGAAGCCATTCGTACGCATCGTCCTGGTGTATGTATTCACTCATCAGTAGCCTGCTTCCTTCAGTAAGGCTGCGAAGACACGGGCAGGCATGACTGCATACCAATCTCCGACATCCATCGTGCCACGCTTCTTAGCAATGACAGCACCCATATTTACTTCGGCGTTAGCCATCTCAACCTTCAATTCTTTCATCCATTCAGACAACGTAATTGTCTTGTGGTCTTTCACTTCAATAACGACTGGCGCACCCATGTTGATGTCGCCCTTGTCAAGATTTCCTGACAACGCACGACGCTCTGTATAGATCCAGCCTTCACCTTTAAGCCATGTGACTACAGCGGTTTCAGCTGCGGTTCCTTTTTGTTTTGCTTTACTCACTGCGCCGTGCCAGTTCGTCACCCAACCGGCGACACTCTGATGAGAGCATGGCGTTAGTATCTTCGAGCAACATCAACTTTTCTGTTAAACGATTGTTCTCTTTAACAAGCGAAGACACAGCTTCTTGCCACATTCCGCTATCCATTTCATCACTCACTGTCAAAACATCCTTCATAAAATTTGTGTCCGAAGATTTCAGCAGGGTGAAGACCGAAACGTAGACACCATTTGTCTGCGGTGTAAACGCTTAACCCGTTCTCCCACCAGCGGGCAACAGTATGCTTGTCCAGGTATTGCAACTGTTCTGCTTTAGTGAGAAACTCAATCAACGGTTTAGCATCCAGCCGGACATCACTAGACATGACAAGTGGGCGGTACTTCTTACGGGTCTGGGACATACCGACACGACAAACATCGCATCGGCAGCCCCTTCTACGGTACATAGATGCCCCGTGTTCAGTGATTTCCTTGGCGTTCACGATGCTGTCACCGCTTGGCGTACCAAGTCACGGATTAACTGTGACCTGCGTACCCCACGTTGTTCGCAAAGGGTAGCGATTTGTGCCAGTTGTGTTTCGGTCACTCTGATACCAATAATCTTTGCGGATGCTTCACTAGCTGACGGGTCGACTGTTCTTTTGTTAGCCATTACTCGCCGTCCTTAAATGCTACGAGTTCTTTGAACGCTGAACGCAATGCTGGTAGGTGTGAT